GAACTAGAATTTATTAACAAACCAATATAAGGAGAACACTATGTTTAATTTTAATCCGTTTAAAATTCCTTCTTATAAAGAAGTTAAAGAATCAACTGAAAAATTTTATGCTGATTCTGTTAAATTCTTTGAAGAATGGGTTGAGGATGTTAAGAAGTATTTCAATAAAAAGTAAATGGCTAATAGATATAAAAGTTATTTTGTAGATTTAACTACTACAAACAAAACTCTTATTTATACTGTCCCTGCAAATACAACTGCAATAGTTAAAACAATTCAATTAACAAATGAGTCTGGTAACGTTAACGTACAAGTTTATGTTACTGATACATCAGCAACTACTGAGTATGAAGTATCTCATGTGACAATGGCAGCTAGATCTACTGAGAACTTTGCTAAAGGAAGTATAGTTTTAGAAGCTGGTGATTTAATAAAGATTCAGGCAGCAACTGCAAATACAGTTACTGGAGTAATATCAGTTTTAGAAATTAATTTCTAATGGATGTTATCAGAATACCAAAAGAGAAAACAGAATCAGTTTGGATTTTAGTTAAAGAGTATATTAGAAATGCTTTAATATATTCTGGTAGTCATCACCATACTGACCATTACAAAGATTTAATAAAAGACGGCAAGTTACAGCTTTGGATTATTTGGGATGAGAAAAAACCTAATGTAGATGAACAATTTAATGGACTTGTTCTCTCACAAATCATACAAAGAAGCATTAAAAAAGTCTTACATTTGCCTATGGTTACAGGTAAGAATAGACAACAATGGCAAGATTTAATTGTAAAGATAGAAAATTTTGCTATAGATCAAGGATGCGATTGCATGGAATTAATTGCAAGACCAGGTTGGCAAAAGATTCTTGATAAACATAAATACTATAGAACCCATGTAGTGTTAGAAAAAAACTTAAAAACAGAGGAAAAATAATATGTCATTTCTAGGCGGCGGTGGTGGATCAGGAACTACAGTAAGTACAGTAACTCCTTATGCTCCAGCTCAACCAGCATTAAATCAAATTTTAGCAAACGCAGGATATTTATATCAACAAGGTGGAGCATCTTCTTACGTTCCCCCATCTGAACAAACATTAACTGGTTTAGGAATTCAAGAATCATTAGGAACATCAGCTGCACAACAATTAGCAGGAACATTAGCTGGTCAATATACTAATCCATTTTTATCTCCAATCATTCAAAGAGCTGGACAAGAAGCGTATGGTACAGTTGCGCAACAATTTTCAGGAGCAGGAAGAACTCCAGGTTCTCCTATGTCTCAACAACAAGTTGCAGATATTGTAGCTCAAAGAGCTTTACCTTTTGCGTTCCAAGAATATGGACAAGAGAGACAAAGACAATTAGATATTGCTCAAAGAACTCCAAGTTTATTTACAACTGGACAACAGTTAGAACAATTACAAAGAGAGTATCAACAAGCACCTTTTCAAGCATTACAACAGTATGCTGGTCTTGTTACTCCAATAGCTTCAGGATTACCTACACAAACTAGAGATACACAATCTCAATCTAACCCATTAACATTAGGATTAGGCGGAGCATTAGTTGGTTCACAAGTTTTACCAAGTATATTTAGTAGTCTATCAGCTGGACAAGGAGCTGCTTATGGTGGAATCGGTGGACTTGGTTTAGGATTATTAGGATTATTATAATATGGGTGGAGTTGTTGATGCAATCGGTGATGTTGTCGGTGGCGCAGCGGATGTCGTTGGCGATGTAGTCGGTGGTGTTGCTGATGTTGTCGGAGATGTTGTTGAAACAGTTGTTGATAATCCAGAGCTTGCATTAATTGGTGGAATATTTGCATTACCTTATTTAGCTCCAGAATTATTTTACGGAGCAGCAGCAGGAACAGGCGCTGGCGGAGCAGGAATATTAGGAGCAGACATAGCAGCTGCAGGTTCATTAGGTTATATACCAGGAGCAGAAGCCGCAGCATTATATTCTAGTTCACCATCATTTAGTCAATATTTATTTGGAAGTATTCCAGAATTAAGTGCTGCCGCAATAGCAGAAGGAGCTGTACCAGTTGCATCACAAGGAGTGCTTGGTTTAGGTGGTGCTTTTAATCCTTTTTCAGGTTCTTTAGCAAGTAATGTTCAAGGTTTATTTCCATCAACAGATTTTATTAGTTCATTTATTCCAAAGACACCTGCTGATATAGCTAAAACTTTGGGTCAAGCTGTACTACTAGGTGGCGCTACACAAATACCACAACCACAAGTTCCTAGTGTTGACATGAATGTACCAGCAAGTAATGTTCCACAGTATGGTACAGGAAGAAGTATTTTTAATGCTTACAATTCTTCTAAACAAAACATAAGCAATATTTTATATCCACAAGGATTATTAGGAACACAACAACCAAGAACAGCAGGCATTTACTCAAATTATTTACAACAAGAAGGATTAATATAATGAACACTCTAACAGAATTATTAAAGAAATATTACGGTTATGGAATTAATGACCAACTTAGTTCAAATGAACAAGCGGATTCAGAAATGGGATTAGGTCAAGACATGGGAGTAAAAAATCAATCATTATTAGGTTCTGATAGAAAAACAAATAACACTTTAAGTTTAATGGGATTACTTGGTAGTCCAGAAGCATTAACAGGATTAGGGTTAATATCAGCTGGTATGAAGGGTCAAAATATTGGTGAAGCTGCATTACCATCTTTTGTTGAAGGATTAAAAGTATCTTCAGCTGTTAGAACTTTTACTAAAGAACAAGAACAACAAAAAGCAATTGATGAATTTGGTAGTCAAGTGCCTGAACAATACAAACCATTATTTAAAGCGTTTCCAAAAGAAACAATGAAATTATTATTAACTCCTAAAACTCCAACGATTAGTGGTGAAGCATTAAAAGTTGCTCAGAAATTACAAGGTTTAAGTCCAACTGAATTTAAAGAAGCGCTTGGAAAATTATCTAAAGTTGACCAAGATTTATACAATAAAGAAATAGCAGGAAATCAAGATATTATCTCTCAACTACTTACTATGTCTGGTGGAAATTTAGCTGATTATGCACAGAAACAAAAAGTAACGACAGCACCAGTAGCTCCTGTTGATATTAAATCAAGTGATATATTTAAGAAATATAAAGAAGCAAATCCAAATGTTTCTGATGAACTTTTAATACAAGAGATAAAAAAGAAATTTCCAAATAAATAAAGATAATTATTATGGCTACGCAAATTATAGATCCTTTTGAACAAAAAGGTTCTATCAATATTATTGATCCATTTGAAAAACCAATAGAAGAACAAACTGCTTTAGATAAGGCGTTTGGTAATTTAAGTAATGCAGATATTATTGCTGGTAAGAAAAAAGGAGATCAACCAACAACTATAATTAAAGATCCTTTTGCAGATACTCCATCTTCTTCAATAACAATTAATCAATTAAAAGAAGTTTGGAAAGAAGATCTTGGAGTTACTCAAGAAAATAAAGAAAAATTAAGATGGTTGCTTGGAGATCCAAACAACAGTTTATTAGGTAAGGTTAATAATTATTTATTTGACAGAGGTTCAGAAACTATAGATGCAGCTGTAAGAACAGGTACATCTCTTGGAATGATTGCTTCTGGTCTTGCAGGAGATACTCTTAATACAATTTATAAAGTTACTGGTAATGAACCAAGTGGAGTTGGAGAAAGATTAACAAGAGATATTAACGTTGGTCTAATGGAAATCATGGGTAGATCAGCAGGATTTAAACCAGTTCCTAAAAAAGAAGGTTTTCTTAAAAGCGAAAAGACAGGAAAAGAATTTAATAGCATTGTTGAATATGCAAAAGAAAGCACAGAAAATAGAAAAGAAGTTATTCAAAATGTTAATAGAGTTTTTGATAATGAGATAAAATTAATTAAAGAAAACAATGATGTTATTATTGGAGATTCATTTCAACCAGGTAATGTTACTAAGAGAACTCAAATATTAGATGAAATAAAATCTACTAATGAAAAGATTGCAGAAGGTATTCCTGAGATTAAAATAGAAATACCAAAAGCAGAAGTTCCTAAAATTGAGTTACCTAAAACAGAAATTCCAATCATTGAAACTACTACACAAGCAATACCTAAAATAGAGATACCTAAAATTGAACCACCTTCTTCATTACAAAGAAACCCAGCATTACCAATTGAGACAACAAAAAAGATTACTGATGCTGCGCTTAAATTTTTTCAAGAAGAAAACATTATCTTAGAAAAAAAAAAACCAATCTCATTACAAATTCAAGAGTTATGGCAGTCTGGTAAATATGATGTTCCAACTATTATAAGTCGTATTGCTGAAAATAATAAAATTACACCTGAAGAATTTACATCTTATATTTATCCAAGTGTTAGACAGTCTGCTAAAGAATTAAATGCTTTTTCACAATTAGCAAAAGCATATAAACAAAGATTAGATCCAACTGGTGCTTTTGATACTGGAGCTGGAACATTAGGAGTTTTAAAAAGATTAGATAACATTCGTAGAGGTTTGTTAGTTACAAGATTATCTACATCTGTTCGTAACTATCTATCTCAAAGTGCAAGAGTTGGATTAGAAACAGTACAAGCAGGATTAGACTTGGCTTTACAACAAGCAATAAGACCATTTGTAAAAGACAAAATACAATTTGATAAAAGCGCTGTTAGTCCATTAAGTCATTTTCAAGGATTAACTAATAACTTTACTCAATGGAATCCAAAAATTCATAAAGAAATTAAAACATTAACTAATAAAATATTTGAAAACTTTCCAAAAGAAAAAGATAGATTGTTTTTAAACTATGCTTCTGATGTTAAAAGCGCATCAGGTCTTGCAAATAAAAAAGGAATTTTAAATAGAGTTGAGGGTGGTGTTGATATATTAAACATAGTCAACAAAACTCAAGAATATATAACTAGAAGAGCTGTGTTTTTAGCAAGATTAGACGAATCTGTTAAAGCTAATGGTAAATTTTATAAAAATAAAACATTAGAACAGTTAACAAAAGATGGTGAATTAAATTTATTAAGACCATCTGAAATTACTGTTGCTATAGATAAAGCATTAGAAACAACTTTTGCAAAAGATTTCAATGCTAGTAAAGGTGGCTTTGATAGATTTGCTGCAAAATTTATTGATGTTATTAACTCAGCTCCATTTCTTCTTACAAATATAATTCCATTTCCTAGATTCTTAATGAACGCAGTTAAGTTTCAATATGATTACAGTCCACTTGGAATATTAAGTTTCCTTAGCAAAGGAGCAAGAGCAGAACTATCAAGAGGAAATACATCTGTATTAAGTAAAGCAACTCTTGGAACAGGAATGATATTAGCTGCTTATGCTTTGCGTAATCAATCTTATGCCGGAGAAAAATGGTATGAATTTAAAGTTGGTGAACGAACAGTTGATGTAAGACCATTTAACCCATTTGCTTCTTATTTATTTTTAGGAGATGTTATTAAAAGATACCAAGAAGGAACATTAAGAAATTTAGATGTTAAAGGTATTGCTTCTGTATTGTTTGGAATAAGAGGAACAACAGGAGTTTATTTAGTTGATTCTTTAATTAATTATTTTACAGATCCAAAGTTAGATAAAGGATCTATTGTAAATGGAGTGCAAAAATTATTAGGAGAAACTGCTGCAAGTTATTTAACTCCCTTACAAAACTTTACTGATGTTTATGCCCAGTTCTTTCCTGAAGCTAGAGCGGTTAAAGAAACAGGTGGATCAGAATTTACAGGTGCATTTGCAAGAAGATTTCCAGGTTCTAATTTACCAACATTAACTTCTCCAACATCTTACATTATAGATGCAAATGGAATACCAAGAGCAGCACCAGTTTATAAAGAAGATCCATTATTAACTCAAGTTACAGGATTGGCTTTTATTCCACCTAAAAATCCTGCAGAGAAAGAATTAGATAGATTAGGTTTTGATTACAGAGAAATATATAAATCAACAAAGATACCTGAGTTAGACAGAGCTTATAAAGATAAGTTAGCTGTATCTATTGGTTTTGGATTATCTAATATTGTTTCAACTCCTCAATATCAAAATATGAGTGAAAGTTTTAAAAGTTTAATAGTTAAAAAATCATTAGAAAAATTTAAAAAAGAAGCAAAAGAAGAAATGCAAAAAGACACAAGTCTTGCTCCATATCTTATGCAATTAAAAATAAATGCTTTAGATAAAGATACTAGAAAAATCTTAGATGAAGTAATTGGTATAGATTATATTGATAATCTTTTAAAGGAGTTAAAAAAAGTAAAATAACATGTCAAGCCAATCACAAAAAAACAACGAACAGATCCTCATATTGAACGGAAAGATTAAGCTAGTAGATCAAAAGATTGACTTATTAATGAATAATCACTTAAAACACATTGAAGATAAGATCAATACTATATATAAGGTGTTATGGTTAGTCGTTACACTAAGTATAGGGGCATTAGCAGATCTCATAGTAAGAGTGTTAAGCAATTAAGCAAAAGTGCAATAGGTGCTATATCAGAATATGAAGCTATTTGTTCTCTTATCAAACAAGGATATATGGTTGCAAAGTCAATTGACCCACAATGTATCTTTGACTTGGTTGCAATTAAACCAAATGGTACAGTAAGATTAATAGATGTTAAAACAAAATCATACAGAAAAAAAAACAATCACAATATTCACAGATCCCCAAATGAAAAGCAGAAACAACTTGGCGTTGAACTAATGGTTATGGATCAAAAAAATATTTTAAAAGATTTAGAACATAATAAAAATTTAGTAAAAGAAAATAAACTTACAGTTGAACAAAATAAATATAGAAAAAAAAGAAAAGAACAAAAATGTTTTAAATCATTTAAAGATTTAATTGATGTCTTTAATAATAAAGAGAAGATGGATAGTATCAAGTAAGTGCATTAATTTCCTATACAATGATATAGGTTGTGTCTTATTAAATAATTGTAAATGTATTATGGATTACCAAGCAGTAAAAGATAGAATTAAAAAACATGAAGGGTTTAGAAATACTGTTTATTTAGATTCATTAGGCAAAGCCACTATCGGTTATGGTCATTTATTAACTGAAGACGATGATTTTGAAGAAGGTATTCAATATGATAAATCTTTATTAGAAAATTTATTTGATAAAGACTTTAATAGATCTGCTTATAATGCAGAACAATTATTAGAAGGCATTGATATTTGTGATACTGCAAGAGAAATAATAGTAGAAATGGTATTTCAATTAGGTATTGGTGGGGTTTCTAAGTTTAAAAAAATGTTTGAAGCATTACGAAAAAAAGACTATAATGAAGCAGCAGAACAAATGTTAGACTCTCAATGGAGAGTTCAAACGCCAAAGCGCTGTGAGGAATTATCAGATCTCATGCGTTCTTGCGCATAACCAACTAGATAAAAATATGTTACCAGCACTAGGTGCAATAGCACCATTAGCAAAAATACTATTCAGTACGATTGAAAAATCTATTCCTGATAAAGACTTACAAGAAAAATTAAAAGCACAACTTAATCAACAGTTGTTACAATCAAGTACACAAGAGTTACAAGCAGCTGCTAGAATAGTAGAAGCAGAAGCTAAAGCTGGTTGGTTTGCAAGTTCTTGGAGACCATTATTAATGTACGTTTTAATATTTGTTTTAGTATTTAATTATATCTTTGCACCAATAATTAAAATGATTACAGGTTTAGTTGTTGGATTTGATTTACCAGGAGATGTTTGGACTTTATTACAAATAGGTTTAGGCGGTTATGTTGTTGGTAGATCAGGTGAAAGCATAGCTAGAACATTAGCCAACAAACAACCTAATAAAGAATGATGAATATATTTAAGAAGATAAATAACTTTTTAAAAGAATATATTACATTCCCACATGAACCTCTAAGATACAAAAGAGTTATAAGATTTAAAAAAGTAATTAAGAAAAAAGGTTATAAAAAATAAAATGAGAAAGAACATTATACCAACAACTATAGTTTTAATACTATGCTTAATCATTAGTGCATCATCTCAAACAACTACTCAGAATAATGCTTCTGGTAGCAATACTTCTATTACTGGTGGCTATACTAGCACCTCTAATTCAACGTTTGAATCAGGTTCTTCATCTAATTCTACTACAACAACTAATTCTACCTCTAACGCCTATTCAGGAGACACTAGAGTTGCAGCAATGGCATCTGCGCCAGCAATGTCTGCCTTCTCACAAGACTTATGCGTTGTCGGATATAGCGGTGGAGTGTCAACATTCGGAGTAGGAATATCTGGTGGCAGTTATACTAGAGATGAGAATTGCGAAAGAATTAAACTAGCAAAAGTATTAAATGATCTTGGAATGAAAGTAGCTTCTGTTTCTATTCTTTGCCAAGACGCAAGAGTATTCCATGCAATGGAGAACTCAGGAACACCATGTCCATTTGAAGGTAAGATAGGTGCTGACGCAACGGCACAATGGTTGAAGTATGACAAGTTAAGACCAGATTATAATTTATATGTTGAGAAATTAAAAATTATTGAAGAGACAAAAAAGCAGGAGTCTTTAACCGAAAAAAAGTAGTTAACGAAATAGACGCTTGGTACGAAGCAAAAGAAAATTCATGGTTATATTTTATACCTTTATTATTTGGATTATTACTTCTGTAGTCTCATTCTCTCAAACAACAACAACTACAAACTTAACACCTCAAGTATTCACAACAACTAATGGTTGGAGTGGAACTAATCTTTATTCTACTCATGGTAGCGGAACAATAGCAGGGGTTAGTGGTAAATATATTGAAAATACAATTTCACTATCTACTGTTGGATTATCTAAAGCACAAATCAACGAAGGTTTTACATCTACTCAAGGCGCAGATATTTGGTTTTGGTCTGGCAATCCAAATCAAAATGTTACTATGACGCAAGTGTTAACAGATGATAATGGTGGGGTAACAACACAGAATAAAATAATACCTTATACTTCTAGTTACTTTAATACTTATACTAACTTAGCTGTTATAGATAAAAACTTACAAAACAATTACAGCATTACAAGTAGATTTTCTTTTTATGAATCTACAAATTCTCCATATCATTATGCTGCTGATTTAATTAATCCTTCTTTAACTGTTACCTATGTAACAAATCCTTTGCCACCCATTACAATAACTCCCATTGAAATTTTAAGTCCAGTTATTCAACAAGTTAAAATTACAGAACCTGTTGTTGTAGCAATTATTGAAGCTCCGGTTATAGAATCTCCTGTTGTAGTTCAGCAATCTCCTGAACCAACAAAGATTAACGAAACAATTCAGTTGGCACAACCAGCACCAGAACAAACAAAACAATCCACAGAACAACCTAAAGAGGTTAATAAAGAACAAACACAGAACAAAGAAGAGTCAATCAAAGAACAAAAATCTACAAAAGAAGAGTTACCCACAGCTAAAGAAAATACTACTGTTTCTAGTTCAGAAGATAAGTCTGTTAAGACTTCAGTAAGCGAAGAAAAACCTGTTGCAACAAGTACACAACAGGAAGTAAAAACAAAACTAACAGACAGTAAAGTAGGAACGGAAGTAAAGATAGCAGAAGTAAAAGTAAAATCAGTACAAGAGATAAAAATTGACGCATTAAAAGTTAATCAACCTAGTTTAAGTGCGTATGAATCTAAACCTTTTTATCAGCAAAGACAAATGGTAGGTGTTCCTAATCCTAATTTCTTTATGCAATTACAATTAGAACAAAAACCTATATATGTTAATGTTAATCTAAACGATTACATAAGCAAAGATCCATTGGTTGCTAGACAAAATATGTTAAAACAAATACAAGATGAAGAGGATGATATTATTATCCAATTAGAACAATTAAGAAAAACAAAAGGTTAATATGATAGATAAAGTTAAAAATAATTTAAAAGAGATTATAGCAACAGTTGCAATCATTGGTACTATTGGTGGTGGCTTCATTAAGTATGGGGAGATTATGTCAAAGATTGATAGCATTGATCCTGCTAAAGCTGGTCAGATTAAACAAGACTTAGCAATTGCACAAAAAGAAATTGAATTACTTAAAGTTCAAATGAAAGAACTTAGAGCAAGCTCATCTAATCCATTAGCAAGATAATGGTTGTCTATAGAGGAGAAAGATTCTCCGGATATAATAAACAGAAGAGAACTCCAGGCGAAAGAAAGAAGTTTGCTGTTCTAGCAAAGAAGGGTAACCAAGTTAAGATAGTTAGATACGGTGATCCTGAAATGAAGATTAAAAAGTTTATAGCTGCAAGACGTAAGTCTTTTAGAGCTAGACATAATTGCGATACGGCTAAAGATAAATTTACAGCTAGATATTGGTCTTGCAAAAATTGGTAAGAATGATTGATCTGAAGAACAGAGGAACAAACGATCTTGAAGTTATAATATATAAGTTAAAAAAACGTACTGATGTTTTAGAGAAATTAATAAAAAAATTAAAAGACCAAATTAAATCTAATAAGTAATGACTAAAAAAAAATTCAGACTACAGCATGTAGGATTTTGTAAATCTTGCGCTGTTGAAATTATTAATACAGATTCATTTGTTATCTACGCAGATAGAAAATGTCAGCATGTAAATTGCATGGAGAAAGAATATAACGATGGCGTTTTTAAATCACAACATTCCAGTTTGGAAAGCAAAGATCAGACTAGAGTTTCTATATAATAAAGAAAAACATATAGGAGAAGAAGAGGATTGTTTAATCCATTCTATTACTACTTTAGAAGGTAGAACTCCTTTGTTTAATATTATGCTGCCTAATGGCGCTAACTATGCAAGACTTCCTATACATGCTTTCTTTGCAGACGGATATAAAAGAACTCAAGTTAAAGATTTACAATTAAAAGATTTAGCTTATTGGGATTGCCTATCTTATTACGCAGGTGTTGTTGAATACAATGCGTTAGCCACTTCTCAATGTAAGTTCTTAGATAGAAATAATCAATTGCATAAAGCTAATTACGAATTCTCAATAGATTACTGTCAACCAGATATTAATTTATTAAACACTACCTATTCAGAAATATCACCAGAACATAAGCATCATCATGTTTTAGAGATAGCTAATGATGATTTATGGTGCGGAAATTTTGCGTTAATGCCCAATAACAGAATTTTATTTAATCTTCCAAACTTTACTGTTAAAGATAATATTCCAGATTATAAAACTAATATGGACTATCCAAGCGTTGAAAATGATTCTTGGAAAACTACAGATGATAATATTCAATACTACCAAACTAAAGAATAAATATGCCACTAAGTAAAAAGGGAACTAAGATAATGAAAGAGATGCAAAAGAATTATGGTAAGAAGAGAGGAACTTCTGTATTCTATGCTTCGTTTAACAAAGGTATAATTAAAGGAGTAAAAAAATAATGGCAACAGTAAATAGACCAACAGATCCAAAGTTATATGCAAGAATTAAATCATTAACTAAAAAGAAATTTAAAGTATATCCAAGCGCATACGCTAATGCTTATCTTGTAAAGACTTATAAGAAAAAAGGTGGTGGCTACAGAAAGGTTATGAAATGAGAAAAGATTTTTTCGGTAAAAAAAATAAGAAAAATAAAAAAGGTTTTCCAGATTTAAACAAAGATGGTAAAACTACATTTAAAGATGTTCTTATTGGCAGAGGTATAATTAAAAAGAAATAATGGCTAACGGTTTAGATAAATGGTTTAAACAAAACTGGGTAGATATACGTTCTAAAAAGAATGGAATGTATCAACCTTGTGGTAGACAAAAAGGTTCAGGTAGAAAATATCCTAAGTGTGTACCTCAATCTGTTCTTAGTGGTATGAGTGAATCTGAAAAACGTTCTGCTATTCAAAGAAAGATTGTAGCTGAAAGAAGATCAAGAAGAAATAAGAAACCTAATTACGCAAAGACTTTTGCAAACTAATTTAATATAGGGAGTCTCAACGAAAAACCCCCTATACTTCTACGCTAGATAAAAACAAATATAGACACTTTCAAAATTGACATAGTCAATATTCAT